TAATCTGGAATATCTGGTATATTGAATGGGTCACGAATCCAACCTATAAAATCTTGTACTGCACCAACAACACCTGTGACAATATTTGTAATGCCATTAACTATTGCACTAAACGGATTGAATCCCATTATTTTCTACCCCATAAAATATCTTTGACTGTTAATGATGCAAATTCCATTCCTTTATCTGTTGAAAAATAAACTTGTTGGCTACCTTCGTTTGTTTTACGACCTGCAACTCTACTAAAATCAGCAAAGTGAGATGTGCAATTTAAAAACAAAGCTCCGTTCTTTGTATCTATATTAAAACTTTCTATAAATCCTTTGTTATAATTAAAAGCATCAATAATAGCACCTGTACTATCTAAGAAAGCAATATCAATAGTGACTTCATCATTTGAAACATTGTTGTTTAAAACAATAGAGCTATAAGCACTATCTACCGCTGATAATTTAATAGAAAAACTAGACACATTAATTTGAGAACTTTCAGAATTATTAGTTATCTGCAATAGATGAGAACTAGAATTATAAGTATTACTATTATAGGATAAATCTTTATAATGATTAGTTAATCTAACAGGTGTAGGAAATAATATTTCAAGCAAGATAACAGGATTAATTGACTGATTGGCTAATTCAGTTTTTAAGGCACTAGATAATCCTCTTGCCATTATAAAGCCTCTATAAAATCAACTTCAAAACCATATAAATTATTTACGCCCAAATTCATTTCTTGTATATCGTTAGTTAATCTAACTGTAAAAGGTACAGCATCATAAGTTACAACTTCATTATCTGCCAACGCACTTCTTAAAGGTGGTTCTATTGTTATTGTACTTGCATTTCCAGAGGGCGTTACATCTTCAACAATCATGTACACCTTGCTATGACCACCAAACTTAATTTTATCTCCTGCTTTAAAACTCTGTGCTGTATCAGCAGTATGTCCGTCAATATTTATTGTTGTATCGCCTGCATTATGTACACCATTGACCAAAATAGTTCCTGTTTCAGAACCTTTTGCATAAGATATTTTTGGTAATACAATAGTGAAAGTTTCTTTTTGCGATCTTTGTTTCATAATAAAAGCATAGACAGGATTAAATTCTGATACATCCATTGGTGAATATCTGGCTGTAAATTTCCACCTTTGACCGTCTATTTGTACTGCAAACATTTTTCCACTATCAGTCGTTGATGTAATTGTTTTTTGTTCTGAAGCAAAACCAATTGATTGAAACTCTGGTGTTGTTGGATATGAACCGCTCATTAAACTAAAGACTCTTTACCTTGTTGGTTTAAACTTTGATTAATCATACTAATAATAAACCCTCTACGTTTAGATAATAAATCATCAAATCCTTCCGTGTCATTTGCTTGTATGTTAAAAGTGATATTAACTGCTTTCATTCCGTTTTGTTGTTTTAATTCATCATTAGAAACAATCCTACCACTAGAATTAGGCACGAATAATTCACGACCTGCTTCACCAACCATGTAGGGCTGACCTTCACGAACAGAACCACCATACCTACGACCAGAATATTGTTGAGAACGAATAACAGAAACTTGTGCCATACCTTCAGCAATAGTGGCGGCGGCGGCGATTGCACCAAACGGCCACCCACCGAACCTAGCATAGGCTTGAACTGCCGCTTCTCTTGTAGCAATAATTGTTTTTGCTATTGCTAGGGCTTTATAAATTCTAAATGCTTTTGCGTTTAATGAACCTAATTTTTCAAAAGTAGATAAGAAGTGTCTAACATAAAACTATTAAATTCACGTTGCATTTGTTTTTTCTTTTCCATAGCTAACTTATCTTCCATATATCTTTTCATGGAAAGAAATTTCATAGTTTCATATACTCTTTTTTCTTCGTTTTCTCTTTCTTTTAAATTTTCCATGTATTCATTATGTAAAAGAATATGGGCATCTTGTTGTTCACCTAATAAATCATTTGTGGTATTTAGTTCTTTATTGTATTCATCCATAGTTACAATTAAGTCTGCAAGAACAGAATCAATAGTTAAAAACACTTCTGCAGATGTTGTACCTTCACCATGAGTTAATTGTGTTTGTAATTGTAATCTTTTTAATTTTTCTTCTGCGTTTGCAATTTTGTTTGTATATTTTTCAATAACCTCTAAAGCAAAAGGATCATCTCTACCAGTTTTTAACCACTTATCTAATTGTTTTTGAGATTCTTCTATATCTGTTGTAAGTTCTTCTTGTGTCTTAGACCATAAACCCATCCAAGATAAAATTTCTTTAATATTAGATACAGTGTCCTCTAAAAAGAAAACCATGTTACCTATTGCTTGAACAATAGCCCTTATAGCCATTAATAATTTAGTAACCATTAATTCAGCAAATTTTTCAATACCACCATTTGATGCAACAAAGTTATCAAACATTTTGCCCATAGCTTCTGAAATTCTTTCTAATGTAGGAGCTAAAGCTACAACAAAATTATCTCGCAAACCTTTTAATCTGTAACTCATTCTAGTCATTGAGTCGTTTGCATCTTCTACTCTTTTGACCATATCAGCAGATAATGTTAAACCGAACCTTTCTGCTTGATCTCTTATTTCTTTTAAACCTGCCGCTCCACCTTCAATAGCAGTTAATAATTCAATATTACGACCACCAAATAATTTATAAGCTATTGCAGTTTTATCTGTAGAACCTTCTAACTTGTTTAAGGCATCAGCAGTTAATTCAAACTGTGCAAACAAATCTCCGTTTGTTGCTTTTAAATCTTGTTGTGTAATTCCTAATTGTTCAAATGCTTCTTTTGCTACACCTGTACCTTTGACAAGAAAGTCATTGATACCAACTGCTAAAGTTCTAGCACCTTTGGCAAATGCTTCTAATGACGTACCACCCAAGTCCGCCGCCAATTGGAAAGCACCTAAATCTTGTGTTGAAATAAATAATTGACGTGAAAGTTTACCTATTCGATCTATAGCAGTTAAACTGCTTTTAACTAATAAACCTATACCTGCAACACCAACTGCCGCTACAATTGCTGTCTTAAAACTTGTTAATGCTTTTGTGATTCCACCAAGACCTTTTTTGATCGTACCAAATGCTTTTTTGGTTCTGTCGTTAGCGGCAATGTCAAATTTAAGTTTATTAGCCATTCTTCTTTCGGTTTTTTTGTTTTCTTTCTAAATATGCTATCCACAGATTAAACTCTGTTACAGACATATTCAAGGTCTGGCTAATAGGTTGTTGTAGTAGTTCGGATAGGAAGCAAATAGCCTCTAACTCCCTATCCTCATTTAGTTTTTTTCAAAATCCTCAACATTTGGAGCAACCATAATTTCTTCAGCAACACGAGATAAAACATCTGGGTCTACTTTAAACATCAAGGTTTCTTTATCTTCTAAACTAAATAATTTATTTCCTTCAGAATCTTTTGACTTCATAATTAGAACATCTGCCAAAACCCCAATATCATCTGCCTTCGTACCTTTGTACAATCTTCTTTTCTCAGCTAATGTCATGGGGGAAACAAAAATTTCTAACGCATTACCGTCAGCATCTTTCCATTCGGGAACTTCAATTTTTCTAACACCTTTGCTAGAAAAATGTTCTACTGCAAACTCAATTGCTTTTGATTTTTTAGACATAATTAAGTTATAAACCTAAATATCTAAAAATCAATATTAAGCTACAGTTCCTCTTGTTAAATCGCCGTTTAATGTTGCGTTAAAACTTGCTTCAATGATTCCGTCTGTAGGTACTGAAACACTTGTAGAAGTTACAATAAAACTTCCTGTGTAATAGTAATCGCCTGTTACAGAACCTTCTGGGTATAAGTTTAAAGTTACTTCTGAACCTTCTGTAAAAGCAATCTGTCCGTTAGTATCGGTTTCATCCCAAAAGCACTCAACTGTAGCTGTTGCGCTTTTTTTACCAACCTTATAGCTTTTGCTTGTGTCAGAAAGTGTAGTATCTTCCAAAATTTCCGCAGAGGTGTCTAAACTGAACGATCTTACTTCTGCAATTGCATCAGTTCCGATTTTGACAGTTCCGTCTACGCCTGTATGTGTTGCCATTTTTACTCCTTAATTGTATTTGGTTTAACTTTAAAAATAGGTGTATCAGATTTTTTTTCTGTTGTGTATCCCATTTTTTTATAATATTCGACCATATCTTTTGTAACCAAGATAGTGTCTTTGCCATTTGGTTTATATAATTTAACTGACATTTTATACTCCTGTTTGTACTGCGTTTTCTATAGTTACATAATCAACAATGTATGTAAATCTGACAAGCCCTACTTTCTGAGTAGCTTCTTCAAATTCTATTTCTGTAGTCTGTAATCTTGTATCTTTTGCATTACCCCCTCTAGTCCTATCTGTACTCATAGCTTCTTCTACTTCTTCTGAAATAGTATCAATAGTATCATCAATGTTTGCAGTGGCTTTGATATGACCTTCTATAATACAAGTTAATTGTCTGTGTTGTGTTCTGGAAGATGATGTAATTGTATATTCAACAACATTATCATCTTGTGTGTAAACCATTAACGCAGGTAATTTTGCGTAGTTAATTGGAAATATTCTAGTTTCGTAAACACTTGAACCAGTAGTAGATAAACCTGTTAAGGTTGTAACAATGTTTTCTCTTATTGTTTTTCTTATGTGTGCCATTAATTTTGTTCAATAATTAAAATGGTCATACCATTACCGTCTGGTCTAACTTCTCTTACTGTATAATTGGTGCCTCCTGTAGATAGGCTATCACCAAAAGAAGCAGAAGAAACGTAGGAAGTCCTAGTCGTAAAACTAGTAATAGAATATAATACATTAACTTCCCCGCCTCCACT